GCTTTCCGTTTGTCATCACCAGCGGATACCGCAGCCCAGAACACTCAATAGAGGCCGCAAAAACAACGCCGGGTACGCATTCGCAGGGCATTGCTGCTGACATCAAGGTATCTTCAGGATCACAAAAGCACACCATAGTCAGACACGCGATGGCACTTGGATTCAGCGGCATTGGCATAGCTGATACGTTTGTACACGTAGACTTCCGCACTGGCCCTGATGTTTTGTGGACTTATGACTGACGTTAACGTAGAACTGCTGGATTGGCAGAAGAAAGTCTTTAACGACCCTACACGTTTTAAGGTTGTTGCGGCTGGACGGCGTACAGGCAAGTCCCGGCTGGCTGCGTGGATGTTAATTATTAACGCATTGCAGGCTGAACGCGGTCATGTCTTCTATGTTGCCCCCACACAGGGACAAGCCCGTGACATTATGTGGCAGACGCTCCTTGAGCTAGGGCATGGTGTCATCACAGGTTCACATATTAACAACCTACAACTTAAGTTAGTTAACGGAGCCACGATTACGCTTAAGGGTGCTGACCGTCCAGAGACTATGCGTGGTGTTAGTCTTAAGTTCCTAGTGATGGACGAGTACGCAGACATGAAGCCTGATGTTTGGGAGCAAGTACTACGCCCAGCCTTGGCCGACCAGAAGGGTCACGCGATGTTCATAGGAACGCCTATGGGACGTAACCACTTCTATGAACTTTACAAGTACGCAGAGCTAGGTGACGATGAAACCTACTCAGCGTGGCACTTTACTAGCTACGATAATGACTTACTCGACCCAGAAGAGATTAACATAGCAAAGAAGTCCATGTCAAGCTATGCGTTTCGTCAGGAGTTCATGGCATCTTTTGAGGCTGTTGGCTCAGAGATGTTTAAAGAAAACTGGATACACTACGGTGAAGCCCCAGAAGACGGTGACTACTTTATAGCCATTGACCTCGCAGGCTTTGAAGAGGTAGGGAAGAAACGAACAAAGAATTCAAAGCTGGACGAAACTGCGTTATCAATTGTTAAGGTAGGTGACAACGGTGACTGGCACATTGAGAACATCATACACGGTAGATGGACACTGGATGAGACGGCCCTTAAAATATTCCAAGCTGTTCGGGATTATCGTCCTGTGTCTGTTGGTATTGAGAGGGGAATTGCAAAACAGGCGGTTATGTCACCACTCATGGATCTACAGAAGAGGCACGGACAGTTCTTTAGAGTTGAAGAACTAACACACGGTAACAAAAAGAAAACCGACAGAGTAATGTGGGCGCTGCAAGGGCGCTTTGAGAACGGAGTTATTAGCATAAGCAAAGGCGATTGGAACGCAAGGTTCCTTGACCAGTTGTTTCAATTCCCTGATCCGCTGACGCACGATGACTTAGTAGACAGTCTCGCGTACATAGATCAGCTTGCTAACGTCCCTTACGGGATACATGACTTAGAGTTTGATGAGCCTGAAATTTTAGACATTGTAGCAGGATACTAATTATGAGAGACGATCTATACAGCCCTGACCCCCTTCTAGTCCAAGAGTCCTTGGAAGATTGGGTTATAAACAAGTGTGAGAACTGGCGTGACAATTACCAGTCTAACTACGAAGAAAAGTTTGACGAATACTACAGACTGTGGCGAGGCATCTGGGATCCAGCAGATACTGAGCGCAAGTCAGAACGTTCAAGGATTATATCGCCTGCGCTACAGCAAGCCGTAGAGTCTAACGTTGCTGAGATGGAAGAAGCCACGTTTGGACGGGGCAAGTGGTTTGACATTGCCGACGATGTTAACGACAAAGAATCTCAGGATGTGCAATATTTACGTAACAAACTCACAGAAGACTTTGAAAACACACAGGTGCGTAAAGCTGTTGCTGAGTGTCTCATAAACTCCGCTGTTTTTGGTACAGGCATTGGCGAGATCGTCTTAGAAGAAATTAAAGAGATGGCACCGGCTACACAGCCTATTATGGACGGGCAACTACAGGCAGTAGGTGTTAACGTTACTGACCGTGTGGTGGTTAAGCTTAAGCCTGTCATGCCTCAGAACTTTTTGATTGATCCGGTAGCAACGTCTATTGATGACGCTATGGGCGTCGCTATTGACGAGTTTGTAGGTAGCCACCACGTAGAACGGTTACAGGAGCAAGGCGTCTACAGGGACGTATACGTAGGCACAGCGGCTCCTGACACTGACCTTGAGCCAGATCAAGACATTGCAGTCTACGGTGACGACAAAGTTCGCCTGACAAAGTACTACGGCCTTGTTCCTAAGCACATGTTAGAAGACGCCACTGATGAAAAGATAGACGGTGACGAAGGGTACGTAGAAGCAATTGTTGTTATCGCCAATGGCGGTGTTCTGCTAAAGGCTGAAGCAAACCCCTACATGATGCAGGACAGGCCCGTGGTGGCGTTTCCGTGGGATGTAGTGCCTTCTATGTTCTGGGGCCGTGGCGTTTGCGAGAAGGGCTATAACAGCCAGAAAGCTCTCGATACAGAGCTACGTGCGCGTATTGACGCATTGAGCTTGACTATCCACCCAATGCTAGCTATTGACGCTACACGTTTACCACGCGGCGCAAAGCCAGAAGTGCGTCCCGGAAAGATGATACTGACTAATGGAGATCCTCGTGAAGTCTTACAGCCGTTCAACTTTGGTCAAGTGGGCCAGATCACATTCGCCCAAGCAGCCAGCTTACAGCAAATGGTACAACAAGCTACTGGAGCAGTTGATTCAGCGGGACTCGCTGGCAACGTTAATGGTGAAGCTACTGCCGCTGGCATTTCTATGTCTCTCGGTGCTATCATTAAACGCCATAAACGCACCCTAATAAACTTCCAGCAGTCATTCCTGATTCCGTTTGTTAAGAAGGCTGCACACCGTTACATGCAGTTTGACCCAGAGAACTATCCTGTGAAGGACTACAAGTTCAACGCAACTTCTACACTGGGCATCATTGCGCGTGAGTACGAAGTCACACAGCTTGTTCAGTTGCTGCAAACAATGAAGCAGGATAGTCCAATCTATCCAGTCCTCATTCAGAGCATTGTAGACAACATGAATCTGTCTAACCGCGAAGAACTTATTGCCTCTATGCAGCAAGCACAGCAGCCTAACCCAGAAGCACAACAGGCAGCTATGCAAGCACAGCAGTCACAACTGGCACTACAGCAATCGCAGACAGCCGCCCTTGCTGCACAGGCACAAGAGTCTCAGGCACGAGCACAGAAGTACTCTGTCGAAGCGCAGCTTGAGCCACAAGAGGTTGAGATCAAACGCATTGAGGCTATTACACGTAACCTCCAAGCGGGAGATCAAGACGACAAAGAGTTTGAGCGTCGCCTAAAGGTCGCACAAGCAATCACTAAAGACAAAGAAGTAGAGGCTAAGATAAATGTTAATGACCCAGCAAGACCTCAAGAACCTAATCGCACAAGTGAACGAAGCGTTCAAAGGCCAGTTCAACCGCCTGTCGAACCTAGAAGAGAAGGTAGCGGCCCTAGAAACATTCCAGAAGGAGTCTTTGAATGAGCAAGGAAAAAGATCCACGACTAGCAAGGGCAGGGGTAAGCGGGTTCAACAAACCGAAGAGAACGCCTAGCCACCCTACTAAGTCGCACGTAGTTGTAGCCAAGGAAGGCGACAAGGTTAAGACGATACGCTATGGACAGCAAGGTGTTAGCGGTGCAGGTAAAAATCCTACTACTGCTAAAGAGAAAGCAAGACGCAAATCTTTTAAAGCGCGTCATGGTAAAAACATAGCCAAAGGTAAAATGTCTGCGGCTTATTGGGCAAACAAATCTAAATGGTGAGGAGACTCTTATGCCAATGGTAAACGGAAAGAAGTACGCATACACAGAAGCAGGCAAAGCTAAAGCTAAGAAAGCCGCAGCCAAAACAGGAAAGAAGGTGAAACGTGCCAAAGGCAAAAAGTAAAAGCCCCAAGCCCTCTAATCCTGCGCTGTATTCAAGAGTCAAAGCAGAGGCTAAACGTAAGTTTGATGTTTGGCCTTCTGCGTACGCTTCAGGTTGGTTAACCAAAGAATACAAAAAGCGCGGAGGTAAGTACAGTGGCTAAACCAAAGGGTGGTCTGACCAAATGGTTCAAAGAAGACTGGGTTGACCTAAAGACAGGCAAGG